CCGTCGCCCACGGCCCGCAGTTCGCGCACCTGAAAGGCCGCGCCGTCGATCTCGACCGTCTCGTGCGGGCCAAGGCCGTCGAAGATCGTGGCGGGGTAGGACATCACATACTCGGTGCTGGCCGTTAGGCCGTCGAGCAGCGTTTCATCGGGGGCCGCGAAGCCGACCATATTGGTGCGTGGCGGACTGCCGTCCGACGGCCGCCAGACGCATTCCTTCAGAAAGCCGACGTTGGCCGCCGCCTCGTAGATTTTATCGACGAGACTCATACAGCACCCATGGTCAGCTTGACCAGCACGCCCGGACGATGGCACATCGGCAGCGGGTTGGACTGCGTGTGCAAATCGGTGCCCCGGTCGAACTTGCGGGGCTCCTGCTTGGCGTACAGCGGCTGGCCGATCGTGTTGACGGTCTCGTTGAAGTCCGCCGGTGCGAAGTAGGTGCCGAAGGTGTCGATGGTGCCCAGCGGGAAGGCGTGCGCCTCGCCGGCACCAATGAAGCGGCGCGCATTGCCGCTGGCGTCGGTGGCCTGGCCCCGGTATTCCTCGAAGGTGATGCCGCCGTAAGTGAAGCCGCGACGGATGTCGTTGATGAGGATCGCGCCATTCTGCCAGTGCTCGAACGCCTTCTCGACCTTGGCATGGCCGGTGAGCGCGGCGAAGAACTCCGGCGAGCACAGGCAGTGGACGCCGTTCATGAACTCGCCCTTGAGGTTTTCCTCGATGGTTGCCAGCACGGTGGCGCACTTGGCCTTGACGTTGGTGGTCGCCGTTCCCAATTCGAAGGACACCGTTTGCTGGGTGATATCGAAGGCGTCGAACAGGTCGTAGAGCACCGAGCCGTCGGCGTCGAGGATCACACCCTTGAGCGCACCCATGCGTAGATGCTCCAGCGTGATTGCATGCTTGTTGCGCATGGTCTCCAAATGACGTGCGATCACGCCCGCGACCGTCTCGGTTTCGGTTTCCGAACCGAAGGCGCGGATGCCTTGCACTTCCTCGGGCAGCACCACGTCGTCGTGCGGGATGTGCGGTACGACGAAGGAACGCAGCTTGCGTTTGCCGCGCACGCCGACCGTGCCGGGCGAACCAGGCGGCAGAGTGGGCAGCAGGTTGAGCACGCCATTCATTTCCTCGACGACGATCTGGCGCTGGCGCACCGGCTTGGGCGGCATCAGGTTCAGTTCTTCCAGACGCCCGTAGCGGTTGGGCAGGATATTGATGGCGGCGGTCAGCGCGGCCATCGAGAAGGCGGGATTGCTGAAGGGGTTGTTCATGGTCAGGCTCCTTGACGGACGAGCACGCCCAGCGCCTTGAGCTGCGCCACGGCGGTGAGTTTTTCGGCGTTGGTGATGGCGTCGGGCCACGCGAGCGCGTGGTCGGCGACGATGGCGTGGCGCGCGACGATCAAGCCGTCATCGCGGTCGGCCAGGATCGCGTCGCAGGCTTGCAGCAGCACGCCGGCGGCGACCTGAGTGCCGTCCTCGGAGGACGGGTCGATCTGCTTGAATTTGCCGGTCGCGGTGACGATGCCGACGACCGTGCCCAGCGGCAGGTTCTGGCCGGAAGCGACCGTGACGCGGTCGCGCGAGTAGAGGTTGGGCGCTTCGTACTTGAGCAGGTCGCCCAGGTTCATCGGTTCGGAGAGAACGGACATTTCAGATCTCCTTCTTGAAGGCGGTGGATTGCGCCGCGAGCTGCTTGGCCACGTCGATCAGCGGGTTGCCGGCCGCAGGGCGCGCGGCGTCGGGCGCGATGCGGCTGACGATTTCGGGCGAGCTGTCGGCCTGTGCGGCGAGCAGTTGGCTGCGCACCTTGGCCGGCGTCGTCCGCGCTTCGAGGAAGCCGGCGATCAGGTCGGTGCGCCCGGCCAGGGTGCAGGTCTGGGCGATGTCGACCGCGTCGGCGATGCTCATCGTGGCGGCGGTCGGTTGAGGAGGACTGCCAGCAGGATCAGCAGCAGGCCGATCAGTAGCAGCGGGGTCGGATCGATCATTCATGGGGTACTCCGTCTGGAGGTTGAGAAAAGAACCCCGCGTGGCGGCAGCCATCGGGGAGGAGGAAACGGATTCGGCGAGCTGGAGCAGCGCGTCGTCGAAGGTGCCGACGGCGTCCGCCAGTCCCGCCACGATGGCGTCCTGACCGAAGAACAGTCCGGCTTCGGTGGCGATCACTGCATCGGCCTCGAGGCCCCGGTGCTTGGCCACGGTCTCGATGAAGAGGCCATAGACACGATTCACTTCGGCCTTGAGGAAGGCGTGGGCCTCGTCGGAAATCGGCTCGTGCGGGTTGAGGTCGTTCTTGCGATCCCCGGCGAACACGGCCGTGTAGCGGACGCCGTCCTGCGCGTCCTTCACCGACTGGTCGACGTGCATCGCGATGACGCCAATCGAGCCCACGCCGCCGGTGCGCGACACGAAGATGCGTGACGCCCCGGACGCGAGCGCGTAGGCGGCCGAGAAGGCCATGTCGTTGGCCGCCGCCCATACCGGCTTCACGCCGGCGGCAGACCGGATGCGGTCGGCGAGATCGAACACGCCGCCCGACTCGCCGCCGGGGCTGTCGATGTCGAGCAGGATCGCGGCGACGCTCGGGTTGGCCAGCGCCGCGTCCAACTGTCCGGCGATGGCGGTGTAGCTCGCCAGTCCCGATTCGGCTTCGAGGCCCACTGTGCGGCGAACCAGCGTGCCGTGAATCGGGATGACCGCGATCCTGGGATGGGCGTTGGGCGTGCTTCGGTCGGCAGGCGTATAGCCAACGGGGGCGGCCAGATCGGTGACGCCCACGCGCGGCCCCAGCACGGCCAGAATCACGTCAAGTTTTGGGCGATGGATCAGCAGCGGCGCACCGAACAGGCGCGCCGCGAGATGCGGCAACAGGGTCATCGGAAATCTCTCAGGCAGGGGGCGAGGCGGCGTCGCCCGGGGAAGCGGCGGTCTGCGCGTTGCCGCCGTCCTTGGATGTGCGGCGTGGATCGGAGTCGAAGATCAACCCAAGTTCATCGGCGCGGGCGTTGTCGGCGGCAATCTCGCGGTCGACGTCCTCGGCGTCGTAGCCGAAGGCGGAAATCGCCTCCGACCGGCTCATCAAGCCGGCGCGGATGGCCAGCAGCATCGCCTTGAACTCCTTCTCGGGATCGACCCACTGCCAGCCCTGCGGAATCCACTTGACCTGCAAGTACTGGCGGCGGCGTGCGGGTCCACCACGCGCAAAGCCGGGTGCATCGAGCGCACCCGCGAGCACGGCCTGCTTCATCCATGCGGCCCACACCGGGCGGCACATCTGATGCACCAGCACCGAGTGCTGCACCATCTCGCAACGGCGGCGGAACTCCAGCAGCCCGGCGCGGATGGACGAGTAGTTGACGCCGGTCAAATCGCCGGTCAGTTGCTCGTAGGTGATGCCGATGGCAGCGGCCACGGCGCGGAATTGCGTGCGCAGGAACTCGGAGTAGGAGCCGCCGACGTCGGCCGGGTCGGAGAACTTGATGTCCTCGCCGGGTTCCAGAATCTGCAGCGTGCCGGGCTCCAGGCCCGCGAGCGAGATGCCGTCGCTGTCGGGCAGACCTTCGCCCATCAGGTTGTCTTCGGGGTTCTGGCGGGTGACGAACCCGGCGAACATCGCGGCGGTTTTCTTGCGCACGAGTTCGGCGTCGTCGTACTGGTCGAGCTCGTTGAGCTTCACCAGGGCACGCGAGAGCCACGGCTCGCCGCGAATCTGGCCCGGGCGCAGCACGCGGAACAGGTGGATGATTTCGCGTGCGTCGATGCGCACCGTGTCCATCCCGCCCTGGCCCGACATCGGGGCCAGCCGGCCATCGTCGGGGTGCGAGCGGTACAGGTGGTAAGCGACACGCCGCCCGAGCCCGTCGAACTCGATGCCGGAGCGCACCACGTTGCCCGAGGCCAGATCGGTGTTGAGGTTGATCGGCAGGTGCTCGGGCTCCAGCAACTGGAGCTGCAGCGGGACGGCAAGGCCGTCCTCGGGGCGGCGCGGCCGCAGCCGGATCAGGCATTCCCCACCTTCGAGCATCGCGCGGCATGCCAGCGCCTGCAGGCCGTAGAAATCCGTCTGGCCGGCGGCGTCCGCTTCCTCGGTCCAGTCGCGCCACAGCGCCTGGACGTCGGCCTTGAAACGCTCGTCGCTAGCAAGGCTCTGCGGTTTGATGCCGGTGCCGACCGCGTTGGCCACGAAAGCCTCGATCCCCGCCTGCGCCCATGCGTTGCGGCGCACGAGGTCGCGGCTCTTGCTGCGCAGTTCGGTGTTGGTGGCGAGCAGCGCGGCGACCGCGCCCGGATTGCCGGGCATCCATGCGAGTGCGCGCCGCCCACGACCGGCCGCCTCGTGGATCGGGGGCTGGCCGAACAGGCTGCGAAGTTTCGAGAACCAGGCCATCAGAACCCCTTCGAGGTCGTGACCCGGATCTGGCGCGGCGCACCCGGCCACAGGCCGGTGGCGGTGGCTTGCTCGAAGATGCCGCGCTTGACCTCGCGGATGGCGGCCTTGAGTTCATCGACCGAGCGGTACTCGACCGTCTTGTCCTGGAAGGTGACCCGGCGTTCGCCTTTGGCGAGCGCGGCTTCCAATGCTTGGAGTTGGGCTTCGGTGTAGGCCATCAGCGGAATACCATCAGGTTGAGTTCAGTGGTGTCCGAGAGCGTCCCGGCCTGCGTGGCGCAGATGACCTCGACGAAGTCGGCGGTCTTGGCTTCGGCGTTGACGCGGGCGGCAGCGAACTTCAGCGCTGACTGGTTGCCTGCGTTGCGGGCGAACGCGGTCCAGCAGTAGTTCTCGTCGGGCATCGGTGCCGCAAACGTCACCCGATACTTGCCGGCGGCGACGCGGGTCACGCTTTGGACGTTGAAGGCGGCCCGGATCACCACCTGTTTGCCGACGTAGCCGAAACACACCCACGCCTTGGCGACGCCTGGGTGGTCTGCGGTGATGCGGGTCTTGATCTCGCGGGCAATAGCCGTGGCGAGATCGGCGATGTTCCGGGCCAGGGTCATGGTCAGGCGATCAACGCAGTCTCGAAGATCGCGACGTAGTCGGTTTCGGGATCACCCACCGCAACGGCCGCCAGCGCGCCGATGTTCTGGCGTGCCTGCTCCTGCTCCTCGGCGGTCAACGCCTGCGCGGCGTCGAAACGCACGCGCTTGTCGACGGCGGCCAGCAGCGCCGCGATGCCGGTCTGGTCGTTGAGGATCGCGTCCTGCAGTTCCTTCAGCGTGTCGAAGGCCGCATCCGCGCCGCCCAGCAAATCGGCCTTCAGCGCATCGAGCAGGCTGGTGATCTTGGACGCCGAGAAGGTGGTCGAGGTGGCCGCCGCGTTGGCGTCGTCGATCACCGTGGTGCTGGCGACCGCCTCGATCTGCGTGCGCAGCTCGTTGATCGCCGAGACGAGGCTGGTCTTGTCGGTGGTCGACAGGCTGGCCAGCGTACCGACCTGACCGTAGATGGTCTTGAACTCCGCAGCGAGGCGCAGGACCAGGGATTCGATGCGAACTTGCAAACTCATGGGTTGAACTCCGTGTGGTGAAAAATGAAGAGCACCAAGGTGCTCACGAGGACAGCCAGCGGCTCTTGATCACGCGCCGGCCGGACTTCTTGGCTCCAGAAACAGCAAGGCCACCGTTGTCGGTGGCCTCGTTGGAGTCGAATGCTTGAATCGGGGGCGGCTCATCCGGCGGCCGCTCCATCCCGAGTTGTCGTTCCAATTCGCGCCAGTGGCGTTCCTCGAAACGGTCCAGGCCGGCGGCGCAAGCGGCAGCCCGGGCGTACACGTAACAGTCGAGCGCTTCGTTGCGCTCGCGCATCTTTTGCCATTCGCGGATGGCGAAGCCGTTGCGGTCACGGCGGGTGACCAGTTGTTCCGCGCACAGCTGCTGGATGAATTCCGCGTCGATCTTCGGCAGATGCACGAACCCGGAAGGGAACGAGGCGGTCACGCCGTCCTCCGTCACGTCCGCCGCCTTGCGCAGGTTGTTGTAGAGCTCCAACTTGGCGATGCCGACCGCCACCGAGAACACCTTGATGCCACGGCGCAGCTTCTTGCCGCCCTGCGAGACATCGACCGCCGTCGGCGTGCCGATCAACGCCGCGCCGCGCGGAACGCCTTTCACCGGCATCACGCGTGGATCGCGGCAGGCGCGCACGAAGGCATAGGCCTCCTGCGTGGCGAAGCCGGTGTCGAGCGCGAACCGGGCCAACGGCATCGCCGCGCCCGAGGCGTGCGTCCAGGTCTCGGCGAGCAATTCGCCGAGTCGTTTCCACACCGCGTCGCGCGCCGTGTCGCCCATCAGCACGCGGTGTTCGACCAGCCACGATTCCTTGCCGCGTCCGAACGCCAAGATCGAGGCCTCAATGCGATCCTTTTGCACATCGGCACCACCCACCAGCAACAAGCCGCCCTCGGGCACGGTGCCGATGCGGTAATCCTCGCGGCGCTCGACCAGACGCTGCCAGTCCGGGGCTTCGCCTTCCTCGACCCAGGTTTCGCCGAGTTCAGTGTTCTTGAAAGTCTTGATCGCTGCTGCCGATCCCGATTCCTTGTTCACCGCGCTTTCCCACGCGGCGGCGATATCGCGCCAACTGCGCCAGCCCACCGGGCTGTAGAGCGACGACAGGTGGAAACCCACCGTCCTGCCCGTGCTGTCAGTGACCATCGCGCGCCATTCACCGTGTTCCAGCATCCACGTCTTGTGATGCTCGGCAATCGGCTCGTCGCAGGATTCGCAGATGTAGTGCGCCGTTTCCGGCTGGCCTTTGTCCCAGCGCAGTTGCTCGAAACGCAACCATTGCCGGTGCGAGCAGTGCGGGCACGGCACGAAGTAGCGGCGCTGGTCGGATGCCTCATATTCCCGCTCGACGGCGCTCGCGCCCGAGATCGTCGGTGTCGACACGATGAAAATCTTCCGGCGCGCGAACGTGCGCGTGCGGGCTTCGGCCAGCGAGATCGCGTCGCCTTCGCCTTCGACGTCCAGCGGATAGCCATCCACCTCGTCGAGGAACAGGTAGCGTACCGGCATCGAGCGCAATCCGACCGCGCTGTTGGCTCCCGTCATCACCAGCACGCCACCCCGGAACTCTTTCGCCAGGATCGTGTTGCCCGAGTCGCGCGAACGCGCCGGCGCGATCAGTTCCGTCAGCGCCGCCGACTCCTCGATCAGCGGGTCGATCCGCTGCTTGGAGTTGCGCTTGGCCATCTCCACCGTCGGCCACACGGCCATCATCGGGCCGGGGGCGTGGTGGATCACGTAGCCGATCCAGTTCGATCCCATCTCGGTCGCGCCGAGCTGCGCGGCCTTCATGAACACCACGCGCTCGACCGGCGACGTCGGCGACAGGCAGTCCATGATCGCCTTCAGGTACGGTGTGCGGCTGGTGCGCCAGCGCCCTGGCTCGGCGGATGCCTTGCTGGAGAGCATCCGGTGCCGGTCCGACCATTCGGACACGGTGAGCAGCGGATCGGGTGTCAGTCCCTCGCGCCACGCGCGCTCGATCTCGGTGGCACCCTCGTATTCAAGGTCCAGCATCAATCGACCCGCGGGCGCAGTTCGCCCAGTTCCTGCAGGTGCTCGCGCACGGCGGCTTCCAGTGCGACGTGCATCGCGTGCGGATCGACGCCGAGCTTGGCCGCCATCTGCGCAGATGTCCGCGCTGGCCAGTTGAGCCACGCATCGCGCTCGGCGCGCGCCAGCTTGAAGACGTGGGCGATGGCTTGTGAACGGTCGACCAGCTCACCCTTGAGGCGGGCCAGACGGACCTTGTTCGTTTGTGCCTTCACCACCTCGTTGACTGTCTTGGCCTGCAGCAGCGACGTCCCGCCGCCGGGCAATGCCGGAGCGCCTTCGCCGGCTGCCTCGGGCACCGCGACCTTTACGGCCTGTTTGCGCGTGCCGCTCCTGGGCGCTTCGGAATTGCGCTCCCATTCACGGTCGGCCTTGTCCGGATCGATGGTGCCATCCGCTTCCGGCGTGATGCGCCCGGCACGGATCGCCTTGTGGACGGCGGTGTCGGTGACCCCACGGTGGCGGGCGTAAGCGCGTATCGAAATTCCCATCGGCCTTATCAATCATTGGTTCATCGCCCCGCAGGGTCCCGGAGTCGGAAATCGGCAACGGTTGATCGGAACTCGTGGAAACCAAGCGGAAAGCGCTTGGCTTCACTCGCGAACAGCGCGTTCATCACGTCACGATCAACCACCGCGAAGGAGCAAGAAATGACGATCCAACTCACCGCCACCCAACACGCCGTCCTGGCCTACGCCATCAACCACACCGAAGGCAAGCTCGACTGGTTCCCGGACAACATCAAAGGCGGCGCGCGCAAGAAAGTCCTCGACGGGCTGTTCAACCGCGCCCTGATCACCACCGACGGCACCGACTGGTTCGTCGCCGCAGAGGGTTACGACGCCCTGGGCTGCGCACGTCCCGCGCCTGCGCCTCTGGATGCCGACCCCGAACTCGAGGCGGCTGTGACGGCCGCCGAGGCCACGTGGGCGCAGGAGCGCGCAGACGGCAAGCCCCGCACCCGCGAGAACAGCAAGCAGGGTTCCTGCCGGGCAAGGCGAAAAAGCCCAAGCCGGATGTGGTCTATCGCGAGGCCGAGGCGGCGTTGAA